AGAATATTTCAATTCTTTGAATGATAGGCAAATGCTAAATGATAGTGACTCTTTCTTATTGCAGTATTTTTTTCTTGTGCATATCTATAAAAGCACAAATCGAAGAAAGAAAAAATATCGAATAACTCATTGATAAAAATCAGAATTTTATTTTCTTTTTTTATAGATCATGAAAGAACTAGAGGATCTCCTTACCTCTCTTGTGCAGAGAGGACGAAAGCCTTGGGGAATAATTGCCGAGGGAATTCGATTTATTACCACAAAAAGATTCTCAATTCACTTTTATGAAAAGAGAATAGGAATGGAGACATTAAGGAATCTCCGTGAACTTGTCAGCCTAGAGAGTGGATTATGGCAATTCTGTGTAGAGAATAAAATGGTGAACTGGTGGATTTGAATAGGTCGGAACAAAAGAATTAAAACTAAAGAAGGGGAAAAATCAATGCAACGGCATTGAAAAAATAAACATCAATACCGACTCCTAGAATCAGCTCTGATTCCTGAGGAGGAACTGGGAAAGTTTTTAGTTGAGAATATAAAAGTGGAATGAAATCAGATTTCAAACGCTGAGACAAAGTAAGATATACTCAAGACTACCTCGATCAGCGAGAGCTTGTAGTTGGGATACCTTATCCATTTCAGGATATCTATACGATCAAGGAGCAGCTTACAGCAATCTCCTACTTGGCAGACTGAGAGAAGCCTGAGCATAGGGGGAGAATAGTCCATCCTCGAGGGATGGAAAAAATAGAAGAATAATTCTGATTTTTATCTACTTTTTATACTTGCAATCCTCCTTATAATCCCTACACTTACAATTACTTTGTACACCGCAGACTCACATACTAGCTGCGGTTTTTTTGATTAAAAAAGAAAAAGAAACCAGACTTCTTAGCCTGATTTCTTCTGGTATCTAATACTCCTCTGATAATCTAATGTGGCCTCTAGCCTCTGCTCTGCTCCTGATTCCCCACGAGCTACATCAGCTCTTCTTTGTTTAAGCGCTTCTTCTATCGCAGCTCTCTCCTCCTGAAGATTCTCGAAGATCTTCGGGCATCTCAATACAAAATCATAGAAAGAAAGCTTATAAGGCTGAATTCTGATTGCATTTGGTCCTGTTCCGCTTCAGCTATTTTTTCAGCTACCGTTCTGTTCTAATACATATACAAAGCCTCATACAATACGATCTACAATAGCAATATGGCCGTACTTCCCCTGAGTTTTGATTATGATATCTCACTGCATGAGGTCATCTGTACCGACAATCTTCTCTCGGCCAGTATTGAAGAGGTTGGCCTGAGGTACTTGCTTTGCATTCCCAAGCGGCTTAATCTTTCCAAATCCTAGCCACTCAAGATAAAGCTTGGCGAGATCTACGCACTGAAAATCATAAACTCCGTCGTAGTCAATTCTTTTTCAGAGCCAAGTTCCCTTAAAATTTAACCATGGTCTATTCATCTTATAAGTAGTCTAAAAAAGTAAAATGCTTATCAATTGATCAAGCTTTAATGTTCCCCCCAAACACCATAATATCCTTATAGGTAAACTGATTCGCATAATGTTCATCCCCTCGTTGCCCTATCTCCATGAGAGTTGGATCCTCTTTTTTTGGTATGCAGAGATTCACTGCGTGCCACTCGGCCCATACTTTATGGACTGAATCTACAACATCGTTGTCTCTGATATCTTCCTGGAATTCTGGTTTGGTTGATCTCGTGTAAACGAGCGAGTAGCCATCAAGGAAGAGCTTCCCCATCTTCTCTGCATCTTTATCGAAATCGAGGCAAAAAAATCAGATTTTTTTGTTTGGGAATTCCTTATTCCATCGCTCGCAGATAACTGCAGCTGCAACTCTCTCTGAATTCCCTAGATTCTCAAAATCTACTCCAGAATCTCTGAGCATTCGCTTGATATTGATAATGTTGTTAAGGTTGATCTTATATCAGAGATTGAGCCACATATTATTGAACATACTATAGAGCCAACAGTTTGCTCAGCTCTGTCTTGTGACTGCGATTCTCTCATTCCATCTAGGCGATTGTTTATGCATACTAAGAGGTGTTTCGTGCCTTGTGATTAGTAATCAAATATTCATGATCCATACACATAAAAAAATAAAAGAAAAACCTGAGTCTTATTCAGGCTTTTTGTCTAATTCTACTGGTCTTCTTTCTGTGCTAGCATCTGTTCTGTTCAGTCTGTAATAGGCTGAGAACACCATAGTCGCTAGCACCATAAAGTCCTTTGAGTCAATTTTCCCCATTCCTGTAAATACTACAAGAGCAAGAGCAACAACAATAAAAACGATCTTTGTCGCGCTCCCTAAGATGTTTGCAACAATTTCCTTCATTTTTAATGATTAAAAAACTAAATCTTCATTTCCTTTTTTATGTCTTTGATATCTGCCTTCATATCAGCTACATTCGTACTAATATTCTTGACGCGCTCCTCAATAAGCATTGCATCCTTAATGGTAAACCTAGTATCTTGCACCTCTTTTCTCCAGGATTCAAGGTCCGTTAATCTTGCGTCCATCTTGTTGAAAATCGTTACTAGTGCGATGAGCTGCAGAATTACCGTAATTACTAATCCTGCATTTCTTGCTAATCGTCCGTCTTTATTCATTGTTTTTTGTATCATAAGAAGTAAAAGTAATAATTGATTCTCTGCAATGATCTTTATCGATCCAATCCAGGACACCAACCACTGCACGGCCAACCAGTGTAAGAGTTCAGGTTTCTTGGTTTTTCCCTAGTACCGAGCTGATAGTCTCCTGCACCTTTCCAAACTTATACCCAGCTGAAGTGATCAAACAACGGTTGAATAAGTCTCTGCATACACTGTTCCCTATCTGGTCTATCCCTATAGCCACAGAGCGGAAGATCCCACCTAAGTATCAGAGTCCCTTCTTGCTCGCTGAGTTCCCACGAGGAACAAAAAACCTGAATCAGATTTCTCCTATTGTCCATAGGAGCCCCAGCGGTAGCAATACCACGGACAGAGCTAGGGCTACGATCAGGAGGATGAGGCTATGCAGTAGGTTTCTCATTTTTTTGCTTAGCAAATAAAGTATCTACTTCTGGAGGGAATTGTACTCAAGCCTCTTTTCGCTCCTTGTATTCTTCAGCTGTTACGTATTGGGCAATATCATTTAGATCAATATTCCCAAGATGAATCACTCCATCTCTTGTGAACCTCTCCAGACCATCGTAAAACTTAATCATCAGATCAAGCTTGGTTGCAAGAGATTGGGACTTAAAGAGAGCCATCTGAGGTATTAGAATTGATACAATCACGGTTGGAATCCTGAGCTCCTTGATCTCTTCTTCTGTAGGCTCTCTGTACTCAATAGTACAACCAGAATAAGTATGAATTCTCCTAGGATCAGCTCGAAACTTTGTTCCGTCTGGTCGAGTTCATATTGCAGTTAACATGCTATAAGTAATTAAAAAATAAAATTAATCTCAGAAGATAGGTATTTTGTAGGTCTTACCATCAGGAGAAACAAAAGGCATAAATCATATAGCATTTCCTAGAGGGATGTTTCCTGTTCTTACTGAAGAAGAAACTTGAGGAGTAAAGAAATTCCTATCAATTCGTTTACCATCAATATGCCTACCGAAAGTCGTACATTTAACTACCTGCCCTATAGATTTTTGCTCTCTAGCATAAATAACCTCATTCGTTTTTTGCTTTGATATGCTAGTAAGAAATGCTCTAATATAGAAGTTTTGCATTGCTATTCCTACTTTAGGATTTGATGCTCAAAAGGAGTTTGCATTCTTTGTTATTGAGATTACATCTCACTTCTTAACTTTTATCTTATTACTTTTTTTACCAGTATTACCTCAGTAGGATACATACACTTCTAATATCTTTGTCTCATTAACATTCACATAAAAATTCCATAGTCCACCGAGACGAGGTCATATATTCCCCCTAAAAGTAATCTCTGCCTCGATTTCCATATCAGTAGGAGCCACAAACAGAAACATAGGATCATTCTCATCCTCGAATACAAAGTCAGCTCAGTTTCTATTGAAGAGATAAGTTTCTAATTGTGGGATTGTGATTTCTGTGCTTGAACTTTTTGCTGCTATGTTATTTACGAATCCTTGGCAAAGGAGATATGGCATCAATTGTGATCTAACCTTCTTATCTCCATTTACGGCGACAAAACTCAATCATTCAGAGTATTGTGTGCTATCACATGATAACACATAGTAATTCTGACTATTTACAATTCATCCGCTCTGCTTAACTACAACAGAAAGCAATTCTCACGCTGGCAGGGTAAGTTCCTTATCTAGTATTACAGTAATTTTATCTGGAGTCTGTTGTATGGTTGAATATCAGATACTTCATTTAGCAAGAGCTGAGCCTACACCAACCCAATATGAAATAAAATTATCCTCACCCTTACTTCGAACTTTTAATCCAGAATTATTTTCAATAATTAGTTCTGATTTTTTTACCTCAATTTCTAAATTTGCAGTAGGCAATCAGATCTTATTCAACTTAAATTCTATACTATTAAAAGGTTTTCAATTGCTAATTGCTTGCAAATGAAGTTCCTTATTATCCTCCTTGTCTCAGATATTCACTCCAAGAATAGCCTCTTCAAACTTCGGTCTTTTCTGACTAAATAATGGTTTTTGATATATTAGTTTTTTTAGCTCTTGATCAGTATATTGAGTCTTTTTATATGCTTTTAGGCTAATATTTAGTGTCGTGGAACCTCTATTTTTAACATCTTCCAATACAAATCACGATACCTGAATCCAACCACTACCATTTTCGGAGAATTCGATCTTCGGAATATATTTTGGCTTGTGTGTGACATGTGCATCCCCTCTATAAGTAAGAAGCATCGCAGATATTCTTTTGGGAGACTTCAGTACAAAAGTTTGTCCATTGTCGAGGCTTGTTGAGGTTCAATTTGTGCTTTCCACAAGAAAATGTGGAGACTCAAATTCAGTTCTAGGGATAGGAGTTCAATTATGATCTAAAAATGATACTTTTGTTAAATTATGAGTAGAATTTCAATTTCAATCTTGGCTCCTCCATTCTGTAACTCTAATAAATTTTTTACATTCTTGAGCTTCTCAAGTTTGGGCATAATAATGGTCTCAAACTCAATAAACTTCTCATATCATAATAAGCTCTTCTAAGTGATCAGGAGTACCAGCCTCCTCTAGCTTCCCTACCTTCTCTTCAGCTTGGGATACCTTCTCCTCTAGGGTGGTGGTTCTCTGAGCAATCTGACCAACCTTTGGGATCAGATTTCTTTCATCTTTTACGACACCTGCGGTCACGCTAGCAAGAAGAAGAAAATTCTGACTAGGTACGGACGGTCAGGTTTTTATGCTCGCTATTCAGGTTCAGTCTTCGGCATTATTCCCACCAAAATCAATCTTACTCTGATCTACTTCTATGTATACCTTATAATCTCCAGTAGTAGGGAGATCAATCACTTCGTCAGATTCAAAAAAAGCAAGAATCTTTTGTCCGTTAGATCTCACTAGCGGAACAATAGCTTGCACAGGTTGGAGCTTATTTCCTACAACAGTTCCTCCTTCAATCACTCCTCAATCAATTAAACCTCTCATAAGGCCACTAATATCGTGGTCGTAGGTTATGTTCTCTCAGTTTAGGTTTCATAGTCTTTGCATGAATTTTTGATCTTCAGATAAAACAATTTTTTTATGTTCAAACAAGTGGTCAATCTCAACGACATTTAACTTTTTAGACTTTTTTTGAGGTCTTTAATCGCCTTTTTATCAGGTTTATCTCAGTATTTTCGGTCCTCATAACTTTTCTCTCATAAAACTACGGGGAGTGTACTCACGAGGAAGGTCACATACTTCATGGTCCATTTTCTGATAGCTGAGAGTTGCTCTCAAAAATGATGCATAATCAAAGCTTCCATCATCAAGAGCTGGTCAAGGTCCACTTTTTTACTTGCCTTTGTCTCCATTTTTTGAGAGCCAACCAATGCCTGAAAAAGACTCTTGACTTGCCTTGTATTAAGTTGCGGAGGTTGCTCGTTGAATTCCTGGATAATCTTTTTGTATCCTTCAGCTGGATTTTCGGTCATAAGCAAAAAATCTCCCCACAAGAGCTCTCAGACCAAAAATTCTTGTCCCCAAGCCTTAAATCTAAGAGTTTGTCTCGTAGTCATCATGGAGCCTCTTTTCAATATAGGAAATAAAACTCTGAATATGATTCTCGCTCCAGTATTTCAGGTCTACCTCCTTATTTTTTAGCTCGAGATAGTCTTGAATAACCGCTTTTCGCTGATTCAAAATATGTTTTTCAAAAAAACGAGCCAAAATGCGAGGCATCATGCTCGTCCTAATATTATAAATCCTTAGGAGAATAGCTGGCGGAATATCACCTACTAAGTAAGTTCTTCATTGAACGATAATTTCATCAATTTTCTCGTTCTCATCTAAGTTAATTACTGCCATTATGATAAGAATTTTTTAAGATAAAAAGCAAAATTTTTCAGGACTTTCTCTCCAAACTTCACAACTCATCGACGGAGATAACTTCTCGGCCTCATGGTCGGAGTTCAAAATTCCTGGTATCTGGCATATTCGAGCAAAGGCGTCTTGGTTTCCTTGCCTTCATACTCCATATCAACCCCAACTACCGCCTCAAGATTATCATTAACCTCGTAACTAATAGATCTCTGCAGATTCCCTGTGACAGGCCTACTTAGATCTTCTGGAGGCCTGTTAGGGTCACGAGGAGTAATTGATCTAATATCGTCAGCGAAGTCTTCAGCTGCCAGTCAAAGTGCAGATTTCACTACTTCTCTAAACTCATTAACTCAACTCTGTGAAAGCTCAAACTTAGCCATTTATTGCTTCAACATACAAAAGTAAATGATCATCTACCCCACCAAATCCTGGAGTCGTATAAACGTACTCTACACGATATCGCTGACCAGTATTATCTTTAAGTTTGTCTCAGATTTTTATTATTGGCCCAAACTCAAGCCTGATTTTATGTGAAGCAAGGAGATATTCTACTTTCCCTGGACTTGTCCCTGGAGATCCTACGATCTGATTATACTTGACATCATTGAGCATCACGAGACACGGATAGTTTTTGATATCTGAGGAAAACTCTGAGACCGTTTCTCAGAGTTTATTTTTTTTGACCTCATGTTTCCAAATTTCTATTTGTCTATTGAAGTCTCACTTAAATGAATTGAGGAGTGACATTTTAGATCTTCCCAAGGGATAAAAGCTTATAAGGTCTGAGGAGTTGATCTCGTTTATTGAGTTGCTTGACAATGCTCGCTTTCTCGCTCTCAGTCCTATTAAAATAAGAAATTCTGAGTGTATCAATCTGTTTAGAGCTAATCTCAAGTTCATCTCAGACTTTCTCAAGTCTTAGTGCTTCTTTTACCCACTCAAAGAGTGCGGTATTGAGCATCTCAGGTATCTGATTAAATCAGGCCTGATAAACGATTTTTATCTCTCCTTTTGCCTTTTTAGCAAGATAGAGTCTGTTTTTCTCTCGCCTTTTTAGCTCAAGACCCTCAGCTGAAGTAATGCTGAGAATTGGAGCAGATAGAAATACAATCAGACTGTTTTCTACTTTTCTCCATTCTGTTTTTTCATGAGGAGTTATCTTGTAGCCGAGCTGATGCTCGAGCATTCTTACTCCATCCTCTAGCATAGCCTGAAGCTTCTCATCTTGAGAATTATCAGCAATTCAGAGTCTCTTTTTAAGTTCTTCTAGCTGCATACTTTTCAGCACATAAAAGTAAATTATTATTCTTGCTTAGCAAGTATCTTCTCGATAATTGCCTCTCTAGTATCTTCTTCAGAGATTTCAACTTCATGATCCCCTGCGAATTTTTTAAGTTCTTCATCTGAGAGTTCTTCAAGATTTACTCCTTCTGTATCCTGATCTCCCTCAGCTTGCTTTGCTTTAATAAGTTCAATCAATTGCGCGACTGTATTTTTTGAATTTGCTTCGATTCAGAGTTCTTCCGCTTTCGCAAGAAGCTGAGCCTTAGTCATCTTTACAAGTTCGAGTTCTTGATTTTCCTCCTCTGTTCCAATAATTGTAAAACCAGCAAGCAAAAGTGGCTCTGGATTCTCTACGATGGCGATGGCCCCTGGCCTGTATCCGTTATACATCACTTCGGTAGTGTTTTGTAATCTTGTTAGTGTCATTTTTTCCTAGTATAAAAAATAAATACCCTTTTTATGTCCAAGGGGGTGGTCAATCTCAACGACATTTTAACAAAAAAATCAGACCAAAGTCTGATTTCTTTACTTTTGACCTATTTCTAGTCTGGATCCTGTTCGTCCTCGATAGTAATGATTTGCCCGTCCCTAAGAGGGAATGCAGTAATTTCGATTTCTACTCCGATTCCTTCTTCGGTCTCATCATCATTCAAGAATGCAAGCTCCATTGACTCTCCTGACTGGTACCCCTTAGGGAATTCAATCGTAAGATTTTTACCATATTCATTAGTGTTCACAAACTTAAACTTTGAGAGTTTTTGAGACTTCATAATGTTGGTGTACACGACCTTTTTTGCAGCTGATGGAGTGTATTCGTACACAATTTCAGTCTTTTTATCTACTGCAGCCTTGAAGATAATACCAGTTTCTCCATTAGCTGACACAAGAGTATAGTTAGTATTAGCAGCCCAAGCAGTATTCGCACCATCTTTATCGTAAGTTACGGTTTTGATAGTTACCTTTTGCCCATCTGCATTCTTGAATGGCAATAAATAGATCTCGCCTGCAGAGAAATTTTCGATTACTTCAGTCGCTGTTTTTTTAGTACCTGCAACCTTAGTAACCTCTCCAAGTCCATCGATTTTACTCAAAAGACCAAAGTCAATTTGGAAGATTTTTGCACTGAATTTTACTTCAGTGATCCTAGTTCTTGGAGCTCTCTCCCTGTTACTCCACTTCATCTTACTGATTTTTTTGGATACATTGAGCTTTGCGTCGTTCAATGCCCCAAGGTTAACATACCCATCTCCAAAATCCACGAAGAAGTCTACGCTCCCCATTCTGACCGACTGATCATCGAATCTTACTTCTGGTTTTGCCATTTTTAATTGTAGTATAAAGGTTAAAAATGCTCATCTACGAGCTTAAATCTCAAACTAATATGGATACCATGGAGTCTCTCCTCTTTATAATAGCCCTGGTTGACTCCTGTTAGAGTACAACTTCTTATAGGAGCTTCCTTGAGCCCACTAAAGAGATCTACTACAATATCCGCAATCTCCTCTGCTTGCTCAAGTTTGGATGCTCGAATAGAAATCTGATAATTCCCTATTCTTGCAATTCCTGTGCGGTGTTCTCAGATTCTGTTATAGGTGATTGCTGGAATCCCATCCATATTCTGGATCACTGCTGGAGTGATTTGCTTGGCTTTAGAAGTTATTGCTGTTGAGTTTGAGAGTTTTTTGTAGATGAATTCGTTAATACTTATCATCTATTTTGATTAGATATAAAAAGGTGGTCAATCTCAACGACATTTAGCTTTTTTGATACTGCTTTTTTATCTCCTGAAGTTTTTGTATTTGTTCCTCAGTCCATCATCTCTTAAACTTTGTGACTGAAAAAAATTTACTATTTGCCTTTTCAACGGCAGGTTTCTTGTCGCTCGTAATAAGAGAAATCTTATTTACGACCAAATCATAAAGTTTCTTCATTGTCGCTATAATAAGAATAAAAATACTAATCCCTACTCATACTTCCCCCGTCATTCTATGGAAATTCAAATAAAGTCTCCATCAAGCACCTTCTGATAGTTCTCATCATCGAGTTGGATACCAACAATCCAGGATCCTTTCGGAATAATGTTTCCATCATATTCTGTATCTGAGAGCACCACATAGCTTTCTACAAAGATCGCCTCAGGGATATCAGTACCATCTTTATGATTTACATTTACCTTTTTTTCCTGGAGATTCTGCATAAACTCATAGGCAGTCTTTGTGATTTCTGCTTCTGAGATGCTATCTCCATTCAGATCCGTCTCGTCTGGCACGAGAGCAATAAAGAGTACTACATTAAAACTATCTACCTTTCTGACTGGCTTAAACTCCATTCTCTAATTTTTCAGATAAAACAATTTTTTTATGCTCAAACAAGTGGTCAATCTCAACGACATTTTAACAAAAAAATCAGACCGAAGTCTGATTTCTTTACTTTTGCTTATGGATTAAAGTGATTTTACATTCTTAAGCACTCCAAGAGCTTCAGGATTCTCTACCTGGAAATCTGTTCTAAGTGAGAGATAGAAGATAGAAGCTTCAAGATCCTCATCTCTTTCCATAGCGAGAGTAAACTCTCTCCTTACTCACCAAATGAGGTTCATTGGATCAGTCATGATCACTTCAGCTCCATCAGTGAGACACTCATGTACTGTTTCAGTTCCTGCAAATTTATAAGGAATTGCATCTACAGCGGTTACAGTCGTTCCAGAGATTGAGGCAACCTGCACTACATGTTCAAGATTAGTTCCATATGCAATTACAAGCTCCATACCAGCAGTGATTCCAGTTGCACTTGCCACTGTAAAAGTTTTTTGCCCTTGGGTATTCTGAGCAGAGAGTTTAGTGCTTACCCCTCCAGCTTTAACGACTGGGGCATCCTCTCTCATAAGAGGCACATCAATAAACTTAGATCCTGCATATCCTGTAGCATCTACAGTATTAAATCCAGCAAGAGCCGAATACTTCTCGATATAGTCAAGTCTGAGTCCATCAGTCAAGTAAGTTTTGAGGCCTGCTCTATACTTGTTCTTGAGTGACTTTCTAAGCTTCTTAAGCTTTCCGAGGTCGATAGATCTCTTGTCGAAAAGGTTAGTATCAGAAGCATCTACGATCACTCCAGCTCTTGCGAGGAACCCGTTAACCTGATTAAGTGTTGATACGACATTAGGATCTTTTTTTGCCTCCCCCACAAATCTACCATAAAGAGCGGTTTTTTCAAGCTGATTTCCTGCTTTCTTTGCAAGCATTCTCATCAAATGTTCTCTGAATGCTCCCCCTTCGATATTATCTTCAAGTTCCTCATCAAGAACTACTACTTTTGCTCTCATCTTTCTTGCGGTAAGAGTAATAGAGTCACTATCTGCAGTTACTTCTTTCCCAGTATATTGTGTTCCAGATCTTCCTGCTGGATACAATGGATCGTCTCCAATATCAATCTTTGCGATCTCTTGAATTGGTTTTGTCATCTTTACTCTTCTCACTTCCTTGAGGAGTTTTGTCTCATCTACGATGTAATCAATAAATTTATCTGCCGTTTGTTCTCTGAGGTACACTTTGTTGGAATTAGCAGTATCCATACCAAAGGCCTTTGCAATTTTCTGTTCAATACTCATGGTATACAAAAATACAAAATAAAAACTAAGATTCGAAGTGCCATTCAGAATTTTCTCCCTTATGGACATCATGCTGATTAGAATTTGGAGTAATATCCTCAAGCTTTTTTACTCTCTTTTCTACTGCTTGATTTCCTTTGAGAAGCGTTTCGAGCTGTTCCGTAAGCTTTTTTGCATCCTCAACACTCACAAAGAGCTCCGCATACTTAGCGACACTCTCTTTGATCTCATTAACAGACTTTTCGACTGCTGAAAGTCTTTCTGCGGTTTTCTGAACTTCCGCTTGTTCTTGTTCAGCTGCTGTTGCCTCAGCTTCAAGTTCCTTATAGACCTTCGCCGCTTCTTCTGCAAGCTTCAAGACTTCGTCTTTCTGGTCTGCTTGGAGTTTTTCAATAAGTTGTGCCTGCAACTCAGCCATTTTCTTGATTTTTTCTAGCATAATGATTGATTAAAATAAAATTGTAGCTTTTTTATGATGAATCAGGTGGTCAATCTCAACGACATTTACAACTTTTTTATCTTTTCACTCATTTTTGCCAGCTGGTCCATAAATCATCACTCAGGCACTCTCTGTGTTGAGAGAGTATATTCTATTTTTGGTAAATCTCAGCTTTGGAGTTTTTTCCCTGTAATTTTCATTGTTCCATCAAATGCGAGGAGCTCATTTCAGCCGTTAATAAAAATTCTTACCTGATCTCCGAGCTCAATATCATAGAAGAAGGTATCGGATACCGAAATACTAAACTCAGAAATCTGATTTTTGTGTTCTTTGAGGTAAGTAGTGATATCTTCGTTTGATCTGCTTTCCTGGAGTAGTCAAAATTTCTGAATACTTTCCTCATCTTTGACCTCCTCTTGCTCTGTAAGAATGTTATTGGTAACCTCCTTTGCATTGATAATGAGTTTTGCTTTGTCGATAGTATTCCCCTCAGGATCCTCTATATCATAGCGGAACTCTTTATACAGCTTCCCTTCATCTCTTTTCCTTCAGAGTTTTTTTCAGATAAAAAGGCTTTGTCCCTTAAATCGACAATCTACCCCCTCACGACTCAGCGAGGAGAGGAAGCTCGCAAGCGTCGTTCTAGCTCCAACTGAGAGAGTAATTTGTTCCTCCTCAGTGCAGACAATCTGAAAGGGGAAGTCGCCTTTTTGTCTTGCAGCTGAAAAGACAGTCTCCACTATTGTTTTGAGTGAAACTTTATTCCGCTCCTGCGAAGAGATAACAAGTCTTTTTTCGAGGATAGTCCGCCAGCTCTCAGCAATGATAGTAAGAGATCAGAAATCTGACTCAATTCCGCGAATCACTCCTTCAAGAAGCTCGTATTCTTCCCCCTCTATTCGCTCAACGATCCTGATATGCCTCCACATTTTCAGAAGTTCCTTGCTGATATAGGGGCTTGAAATATCAAGATGAAGCTTCGCTTGACTAACCCCGTTCAGCTTCAGTTCACATTGGAGCGAGAGAATATCTTCAATTTGCGCAATACAGTTCCCCTCTGCATTATATAAGAGTGCTACATACATTAGAGCAATACATTAGCAAAATAAATCTTAACATCGAAATCCGAGCTATAGAGTCCTCAATCCTTGTCCACGATTGTAAATACAGTTGTTCACTTAATAGTTGGCCAACTTGAACCAGGTATCCTTTGAGCAAGGATATTCTGGCCGTTCTTGGTTGCAGTTCTTTGCTTACTATCAATCAGAATTTTATCTCCTACTGCAGCATCAATATTCAGAGCAAAAAAGCTTCACCCCTTCTTGATTATGAGAGGAGCATTGATTGGCCCAAGTGCAGTGATTTCAATTTTTGCTGGAGTCTCCATGTTCCCGACTGCTTCGCAACGGATAGCACTGCTTACCGCATTCATCTTGTGTCCAAGCTTGACTCAAAGCTTAAAGCCTCCATACTTTGTCTCAGCTCAGCGAACTTCAGTCATTCTTGTCGTAAAAAGCCTAGCATCTTCAGCCTCAAGGACGACTCTGAAAGTTCTCCCGTCTCCATCGATATGGTCAAATTCTCAGATAGAATACTCAAGAGGAGTCTTGATTTTTGCTGCGATCTCTCGCTCTACCCCCTTATCATCTACTACAATAAAAGGCTTAAATTCTGTTTTCCCCCCTTGTTCCTGGAGAGCAAAGAGCTGATCAAGATACTCCATGGCCTCAGCACTCTTCGCCCTTGAATCTGCTACGATCATTCAACTGATCGTAATCTTTCTCCCCCTCTGAAAAGTAGGAGAAAGCCTGACACCGTGCCTTCAGTCGATTTTTTTTGTCTCGTCTGAAGTTGTGATTTTCCTTCGCTCGACATCGGCGAGAATCTCCCAGTCTGGAGTGATACGACTAACTTCTTGGCCGTCATATTTGAATGATTGTCAGATCATGATATTTATGATTATCAAATAAAAATTATCTCAGTTTCCACCTTTGTCTTTCTAAAAACTCCTCCATATCAAAGACATTTTGCACATTGATGGTATTGTTTTGTTCAATATGCCTTGAATTGTCCGTAGTAAACCCTCATTCCTGAAATCCTCTTGTTCTAATATTCTCAAGACTCTTAAATACTCCAGAAAACTGACTCGTCATCCATGCTGGAGCTACTCGCTCATTCTTGTGAACTACTCCTGCAACCTCATCATTTGCCCCAAGTCCAGTAAATCCTCCAGCACTAAATCCTCCTGAACTCCTCAGAGCATTAAGTTGTCTTTGTTTGCTGATTGCGGTTTCGATCTGTGAGATTAGTGTTCTGTATTCAGTCTTTAGTTTTCAGAGATTAGTAAGCTGTAGACTGGTAGTATCATTACTGAGCTGCATTACCTTCTTATGTAAGTCCTGCTCCAGAGCCAGTTTTTCTTCTCTTTGTTGCTCGAGCTGGATCCTCTCTCTCGCAAGTTTCAGAATAAGTTCCCTTTCCTCGATCGAGTAGTTCTTGAGGTTGTCTTCTGAAATAAGAGTTCCAACTTCAGCTGAAGATTTGAACTTCGCATTTTGAAAAAAATCATAAATCTTCATCTCTCTTTCCATCTGATTTTTCTTCTCATTGAATTCCTCCTCCTTCTTTTTTTGTTGTTGTTCAAAGTCATAGATTGCTCTCTCCTCAGCCGTCATCTCAGACCTCTTTTTTTCATCCTCGATCTTCTGATCAATTTTATTACTTGCTTCTGTTGCTTTCTTGAGTTGCTCCTCAAGTTCCAGCTGTTCTTTTACTTTTTCGATAATTTCGATTTTTAATCTAAGCCTCGCTTCATCTGTAGTACTCATTTGCCCCGATAGCTGGTTTTGGGCATATTTGAGCAACTCATTTGCCTCTTTTTTGTCTTTGAGGTCAAAGAGGAAATCAAATCCTTGGTCTTTACCTCCTCACTCGTTAATTTTTTTCCTCATATCAACCATAGAAGCTTTATACTCCTCAAGTTTCTTTTTCGCCTCCTCGACCGCCTCTTTCTGTTTTTTTCGGAGTCCAGCAGTGGACTTCTCTACGGTTTGGAGGCTCTCTTCAAGCTGCAGTTGCTCAGTCACTTTCGTGAGATATTCCTGTTTAGCCTTGAGCTTTTCTCTCTCATAAGGAAGATCAGAAGTTTCAAGCTGTTTTTTGATTTCAGCAAGTTGCTTCTTAGCACTTGCGAGGTCTTTTTCTCCAAAAATCTCGTCAATCTCCGCCCATGAGAGTTTTTGGTCTTTCTTCTCTCTTGCCTCCTTTTTAAGGTCAATGAGTTCAGCTTTCCCTTTGCTAATATTATCTTTTAGATCTTTTGCTTTTTCAGTTTGGCTCCTCAAAAAACTCTCCTTATCTGACTGTTGATTCTTCTCAAATTCTTTGATGAGATCCTGGTACTTTTTCTTAAGCCCGAGTATCTCATCTCAGAGCTTCTCGTAGTATTTTCTCGTATCCTCAGCCGTTTTTTTCGCAGAAGCTTCATAAGCTTTATCAGCTTTTTCGACTTCATCATAGGATTTTTTGAGTTTGTCCATAGTTTCTTTGAGCTTCTCGTTTTTTTTAGAGGCTCATCCTCCTCATTTTTCAAGCTCCTTATTTTGCTTTTCTATAGCTTGATTTGCTTCTTCAATTTTACCTGCGAGCTCCTCCTCTTTTTGAGTCCAAGCCTCAGTATTATTTATTTTATCTTCAAGGATCTGCTTCTCTTTCTTTCGCCCCTCAATTCTTTTCATACTTTTTGCCTCTGCAGATTCCTCTCGTGGCATGGTAGTCGTTGGTGCAACTGCTCACCCCTGAATAGCTGCATTAAGTCAGAGTTCATTTTTGATTTTTTTATCTAAAGACGCGATTTCTGTTTTTAATGCTGCAATCTCTTTTCTAACACCAAAGGCTTTATCTTTTATCTCCTGAAGTCTCTGTAGTTTTTCTTTATTATTTAATCCTGCATTCTCTACGTCCTTAATTGCTCTTGTAATATCGTCCAGACTCATTGTTGTCTTATCTTGAGCATCTTTCAATTCCTTGTTCGTCCCCTTGAGCTCGTTCATTTTTGACTGGTATTCATCCATAGTCAATCTTCAGTCATTATAGGCCTTAGTGAGAGCCTGCATAGCTTCTTCATTTTTCTTTACCTTCTCCTGAAGTTCTCAATAGGATTGCCCCATATACTTTCTTACCTGATCCTGCTCCTTAAGGGCAACATTGAGCCCAATTATTCCAGCGGTCAAAAGTCCAACTGCACTTACCACAGCAAGTATTGGTCATGTTGCGACACTAAAGGATACTCAGAGTACGCTAGCGAGACCTCATAGTGTCGTCAATACTCCAATTGCCCCTCAAGCTACAGCCACAAAGGTCACGATTGCCTTAGTCAGAGCAGGATGCTCTTTTGCTCGTTCCTTGATACCATCAACCATATTTGCAATCCATTTGAATGCATCTCTCAAAGTCTCAGTAAAAAGGCTTCCTATAGTCTCTCAGAGAGAATCAACAGCATCCTGGAGATTGGACCGAGCCCCCATCATGGTGTTACTCTGAGCATCCATCAAGTTTGCGAACTTTCCTCACTCTGAGGACATCGTTTGAAAGGCTTTCTCTACATCTGCAAATCAGATTTTCCCTGCAGATACCATATCTTTAATCGCACTCTCTGAGACATTCAGATTCTTTGCAAGCTCTCAGATAATTGGAACCCCAGCATTGATAAACTGTTTAAGGTCATTTCAGGTAAGTTTCGTCGCTGACCTTACTTGACCGTAGGCATAAGCGATTTGTTCAATCGGTACTGAGAGTCCAGACGCCACATCTCCAAGCGATTTCAGAGTAGGAATGATTTTATTTGCCTCGATACCATAGGCAAGGAGTTGCTTTGCAGTTTGCCTCACTCCTGTGAGTTCAAATGGAGTATTTGCTGCAAAATCTGAGAGATCCTTCAGCATCTTTTTGGCTGCGTCAGCTCCTCAGAGCATCGTTGTAAAGGCGACATCTGCTTGCTCGAGATTTCCTGCAAGAGTATAGGCCCAGCCTGCTGCAGTATTTAGAGCTTTTGTCACTCCAAGTCCGACAAGAGCTTTGAGTCCACCTCAGATACTCTGCTGGAGCTTGTCTCAGGCTTTCTCTCCAGCATTTCATACCTTTTGTTCGATATCTTTGGCTAGTTCACTAGTAGCCTGTTTTTGATCTAATCCCTTTTTGATACCTTTTCAGGCCTTTTCTCCTGCGATTTCTCCCCCCTGCTCGAGTCTCTGCTGAATATCTCTCGTGAGTTGGTCGATCGATCAATTTTCCAGCTTGATCCCTACTCCAAGTTCTCAGATTTTTACCATTCCTTTTTTCTTAAAAAATAAAAACTACCTCAATGGCTTTAAGGTAGCTTTATTTTTTTAGGTGGTCAATCTCAACGACATTAGAGATTATTCTTTATTGAGTGCCTATTTTCTTCTTTAGATTTCTTCTCAAAATCTTGATATTTTTGACTGGAATAGTCTATAATGATTACTGTATTGGTAGTAGTAGCATCCTTCGGAGCGAAAAATATAATATCTGTTTTTAGATCAGGATTTTGCCAAGTGTGATGGTACACGGCGTCTCATCACTCAACATATTTATCTTCATTCAGATAAATATCGTCTTTCTCTAGCCAAGAAGAAAGAATCGTCAAATCATCCATAAATGCACATTTTTTCTTCTGTTTTTTTAAGTCTTCTTGAATTTCCTTGAGTTGTATTAGTCTCTCTTTCGGTGCTAGATTTTCCATATCTATCTTGTGTATTCTTCCACTAGCTTCAGCAAGCCACTGTTTGCAAAGTTCGTCTGTAATATCTCAACTTCCGTATTTTTTTCAGAGTTCTTCTCTAAAAAGAGTATAATCATTAAAACTAGGATTTCTCACGAAATACTCCAATTGCTCCAGTTTTCAGTCCAAAAAATTATAGTTAATGATCGCCTCTTTTTTGTTGAGCTCGGCGACTTGCTTTAAATAAGTTACTCAATCTGTTTTTTGATTGATCTTCTGAGCCGTCCCAGTCAATCCCTCAGCTCTGATAACCTCCTCAGCTGTCATACCTCGCTTTACATTTCTGACAATAGCTCAGCTCGTCACTGGAGGAGTTTCAGGCTGCTGAGGTGTTCCGCATCCTGCGAGGATGCAGAGTGATCAAAGAACGAGAAGTCAGTATTTTTTCATCCTTGTGAAATTTGAAGATATAAATTATTTTAAGAGCTGCTTTTTCTGTTTATCAAATTCTTCTTTTGTCAAGAGTCCTTCTTTGTAAAGTTTTCCTAGTCTTTCTAACTGCTCTATAGAAGAAACCTCTATAATCAGCCTTGGATCAGGTTTGCTGTTGTGCTTTTTTTTCTCAATGGTATGTATTTTTTCATCGATCAATTTTTTGGCTTCTTCTAAGTTATCTAGCCAAGTAAAAGTGATTGGACGATCGTTCCCTACAGTGATATAGATTGTATCTCCCCGTCCTGTGCTTATAGTATTGATCTTATCATAAGGAATCTCGTGTTTAACAAAAGGTTTCGAGATCTTGATTGTATTCTCCCCAATTGTCAAACTACAATTATTGATTGCAGAAGCCCAAGCTAATAAGCAGATACCAATAATTACAAGTATAGCTCAGGCGCCATTCTCTTGAGATATCAGATAAACTCCCCACACACCAAAAATCAACATAAACCCAAAGATTGGGGCAGTAGCAGTTGCTGATTTCTTAAAGACTTTGTCGTTTGAATTTTCTTCGTTCATTATAAAAAAACAGTAAGATATAAATCAAGTTTTCAAATGAGATCACACCTCCTATACACATTTTAGCTCAGAAGTCAAGTAGACTTGCTTTTGATACTTAAAAAACTAAAAATTCTTGATAACAAAAATCAAAAAATGAGTATACTACAATTTTTATATTGTTCACAGATTATCATGCAAACACCAAAAATCATTTGCCCGCTCGATGCAACCCATTATCGAGGAAAAGAAAAAACACTCTTTCATCTTACAGCTTGGCTTACACTCAAAAGTGCCAAGGTCCGCGTAATAGAATACCCTGACGCACAATACGAACTTACTTTCTACGGTTCTATTCGTTTTTTCAGAAAACTCATGAAGCATAAGCTCGTTGAAGTTCCTATGCGTTCAGGTCAGCGTTTCTATCATATCACTCATGGGAAATACTATAGAAAGGAACATATGATTTATCTTACTTGCCCATTCTATACTGATGGAGATTACTGGGAAGCACTAGAGGATAAAAAAGATCTTGAGGTAGCAAAACATAAGTTTTATCGCTATCTTCACGAGCTCGAAAAAGCAGAAAAATAAAAAAGACTGAATCTATCAGTCTTGTTCTACTCGCTCCTCATAGTGAGCCTTAGCTTCAGCCATAAACTCCTTATCATTCCAGTTTGGATCTTCATGGCCGACATATTGCGGTCTGTAGGATCTTATGCTAGGCAGAGCTCCGTCATCTAACTCCTCTTGAGGAAGCATACATATCTTTGCGATTTCCCTCCCCCTTGCTCAGAGGAGGGTTTTTATTTTTGCTTCCTCTCTGATGAGATGTTCTCCATCAAATCCATATACGCAGCGTATTCCTCTGAGTTCATGATTATATTTCCTTTTATATCGCCAGATTAGAAGTTCAGAATTTACTTGAGTCATTGGTAGAGGTTAGAATAAAAGTTTTGTATTGCCTTATAGGACTTCGGAAGATATTCAGCCATAACCTTGTTCCTGGTATGAAAGACGAGGTTACTATTAGCAACCACCTCGTGTTCTCCATACTTTGCCAGATATTCTGGATTATGAGTCTCAAATCCCATATCCCCTTTTTTCACTCAGTCTATTATATCCAAAACAGCAATATAATCAAGAAAATATCTTTCAGAATAGCCTATCTCATCAATCATCTCGCCAGCGATGGAGATCGTCTGGTTATAAACCGCATAATACGCCTCAGCCTTAACTTTCCCCTTGTAGATTGCCATCATTGACCTTGCAGAGTATTCTCGTTTTTGAAAAGTTGCTAGATTCTCATCTATCTCCTGTTGGAGTGTTGCATAGACCGCCTCTCGCTTCTTCTGGAGCTCTGGAGATTTCATAATAGCCTTATAGTGAAGCCAGTGTCCAGCCTCGTGGAGTTCATCGACTTTCTGATTGAGACTTCATTTCTCTCCGACGAGGGAGAGTCTGTTTTTAGCTGGATTGTAGCTACTACCAATCCCATCAGTCAGCCTATAGCTTGGCAACTCAGGACTTGCCTTCCAGAAGTCTGGAGGCAAAACTTTATTCGAAAGTTCCTCATAATGCTCAGGAAGTTCATCAAAGGCTCGCTCTTTTCCAAAGTCGTCGAGCCCATCAGGCTCTCGATTAGGTGGGAATGGCCTCACCCTGAGCACACACCTACAGTTTACATGGCCGAGCGGTGCTGAGTGTCCAGAGAAGAAATCCTGAGTAAAAGGTATCCACCCCTGGTTCTGGTTATCTCTACAGATATCGCTTACTTTATCATCGTTTTGAGTTTGCCAGTATTTGTATCATTCAATTCATGTTCTCTGCATAAGGTCGATATGTTGAGCAATAGTCCCCTGAATATAGGCGGTACCGATCTCGTTGTTGGCGATCATGTTCGCCCTGTATCTTGAAAAAGCAAAAGAAGTCTGAAGCTGGTCAGCGAGCTCCTTCTTGCTCAATCCATTATTGATGGCCTTATTGAGCAGAGCTGAGATCTCCTTCTTGGTCGTCTCATTGACCCCCGTGATCAGCTCTCCTGCGTGCTGAGCAGCCCAGTCCTTAGCAGCCTGATTATTGACCGAAAAACTAATTCAGAATGCTCAGCCTACCGCTTGCTGTTGGACCATTCAAGTCTTGAAGGCTTTCCCGATCTGCAGCTCAGCTGCAGCTTTGAATTTTGAAAATTCCTCTTTTTCGAGTTCGTATCGTTCAGCTTTTTCGATCTTAAATTCTGGCATCTGCTCGATGAGAGCAAGGACTTTCTGATATTGTCTTTCCCAAATTTCCTCAAAAAGAGCCAAGAGTTTGGCTTGAGGCTTGAGAAGTTCTTCCCCTCAAAGATCATAAACCTGATCTTCGGTCTCTTGTTCCATTTTAGCTTTGAGGATTTTATTGACGGCAAATTTAAGCAGGCTGTTGAGCTTCATGGTCTTGTTTAATAAGATTTGAAATATTTTGAATTTGTTCGATATCGTCCTTTCAGAGGGTAAAATTTGCCCCACCAGTTCCAGTTGCGAGTTGTTCTCCTCCCTCGATAGTATTATATTTCATAAATTTTCTTATCTCGTTAATGGTAAAGCATCCTGTTGCCACCATCTGCTTAATAGTATTCGCGTCTGTTGCCCAATCTTGAGTATCTACGGCATTAAAAGCGATATCTCCTTTTTTTGATCTCCACTTTGGGTCGTCCCCAAAGAGCAGCTTGATACTTGAGAGGATGAGGTTTTGGATTGGGATTACGGTATTTCTGTTGAATGCAGTCAAGGCCGTCGTTGCTGAGGCCTTGTTGCTATCTGTTGTATCGAGCAAATCATAAGGAATCTGAAACCTCATTGCGATAGACTTCTGGAGGTGGACTCTATAGTTCAAGAATGCTTCAGTATTGATCTCATCTGAGAGATTAGTTGTTGTTAATTCTCCAGGATAGACAAGCGTTGAATGTGCGTTCTCAACCCCCTTTGCCTCGCTCTCAAACCATTCCTTAAGAGCCTCAAGATCCTCAGGTTCACTCCTCTCTGATTTGTCATTGAGGATTTTCTGCTGAATAAGTCCTCAGTCGAAATACTTCGCATAATATTCGTCAATTTGCTTAAGAAGTAAGATTTGCATAAGCACAGGATAAAAAAGGCTTTTCCCCCGCTTAGTGTCATCGGTTTCCGTGAGCTTGATATGTAAAATCTCAGTTAAACTCGGATTAAACCCACAACTCTTAGCGTCTGAGTTGTATCTGAGCTCATCAGCCCCTGCTCAGCTCTTATTATAAACTTCGATCTGTTTCGTTCGCTCATCAAATGGAGTGAATGAATTAAAATACGACTTCGCCGTTCCGCTTTGCTGCAGATATCCACCACCTCTAATTTGCTGGATAGTTTTTGTAGCAACATTAAAAATTCCCTTGATAGCTCCTGTTCTATCTCTTGCTATCTCAATGAAGGCATTACCATACTTTACGAGCGATTTTGCAATGAAAGTAATATCAATGCGTTCAAGAGCATCCTTGAGCCCCTCGTCCTGGACATCTCGTCCGCAGTTAAGAGCAAAGGTGATCTTGTCCACGACTGAGGACACAATATAACTTCAGTCATAGATCTTATCATAAAGCGAAAAATCCTGAGTAAACAGAGTGAAGTAGGTCTCATCTTTGGTTTGGTTTGATATTCACTGATTGATGCTCTTAATAATTTCAGCATTCTCCCCGCTTGAGGACTTGATTTTTATAACTTTCATCTTTTAGAAAACATAATATAAAAAACTGGATTAAACTATCGCTATTCAACTGGTCAATCTCAACGACATTTTGCAATATTTTTTTTATCAAAAATTTTTTGGAAAAAACTTACTGTGAGTTGCTCCTTGAGCTCGCCTCTCTCAATCCTCTCAATCGATCTCTTACTCATTCCGAGCATCTTTGCGAATTCCTCAGTCGTCATACCAAAAAGATAAACTCTGATTACCTTGATGGTAGTCTCTATGGTCTCGTCCCAGTCAGTATATCGAGAGGAGAGATTCTGAATGTAAAACTCATCAATCGGCAAATCAAAGAAATTATACATGCGATCGAGAGTATCTTTCTGTATCCTCCCCCCTCTGAGGAGCGAACGCCAAGTATTTCTGGTTATCCCAGATTTTCTGCAGAGCTCCAAAAAACTCCTTTCCCTGATGTATTTTTTTGTGAGATTGATGAGCATTTTTACTTCCTCTTGATAAATAAAATCTTGTTCTTGAGCTTGCTAACCTCAAACCAGAGTCTCATAGCAATCGCATCAGCAAAGTCGGGTGAACGATTGATCAGTTTCTTCACTTCATCCTTAGTGATGATTTGAAGTTTTCATTCCTTGTCTGGATTTTTTTGCTTGATAACGTCAAGTTCCTCAATGATAAGATCCTTATAGTCTCCATTCATAACCTCTAGTCTCATCTTGGTACTATCGATGATATGCTGAAGTTCAAAATAGCACTGATCTTTTAGGTTTTTATAGTTTCTGAGCACCTTTTCTTTCTCCTTCAGGATAGGAGAAGAATTATTGATAAACCCCTTACAGCCAAGCTGATCCACAACTCCTCATCCAACTCAATCCTCATCGCAAATCGTGTGAGAATTCTGAATTCAGTACTGAGATTGTAGTCCCCTGATAATGTTCGCTGTCTCAGTGGTCCTATTTTTGGTATAGGCAAAGACTCTTCAAATCCAGCCCTCTCGAGCAATTGCTACCGTCCTATCATCTCCAAGTCTCGCGATATCGCATGTTAGATACTTCTCTCCACTTTCTCCGCTGTTGGTAAATAAATCACAAATATCGTCATACTCATAAAGCTTAGTAGGATCATCATCATAGTCCCAGTTCCCATGGAGGAGCCTCTCCTTAGTAATTTTGTCCGCTCTTTTGAGATTGTCCTCATATTTTTTGTGGTCTATGAATGGATTATCTTTGTAGAGTGAGGGGATAAAGATTCTATCTCTTGGCAAGGTCCCCTCTCTCTGCGGCTTAATAAAGTCATTGTAGAGATGGCACTTCATAGGATTACAGGTCATAATCACTTTTCAGACAAGATTGTATTCTCTGATCTTCTCTGTACATCTGGAGAGGATAATATCAATCGCCTTTCTGCTGACCTGCTGAGCTTCATCTACGAAGCCATAAGTGATTTCATACGAACCAAGCCAGTTGAACTCAGGGTCTGAGGGTTGTTGCTTGAGTGGAACAAAAAGTACTTTTGAGCCATTATAAAATGTTAACTCCTTAGTTTGTAAATTCAGGTTATACTCTCTACCTTGTTGCATACCGTGCTTATTCAGCACTTTTATAAGCGTTGCAAGAGTAGTTTTCCTCAGGTCGTCCCACTCGCTACGACCCACTAACCAAACAATTCACGGCTTAGCGATGCAGGTAATATTGATAATCTCACACATTCCCCAAGACTTTCCTCATCTCGCTCATCCTCAATAGAGAATCTCTGTAATCGCTGGATCATTGAAGTAGTTCCAGAGTTCTCTCTGCTTTTGTGTGAATTTAGGTTGTAATATCCTCTGGTGCGACATCTCCAATCTCTATTCATGTAAAACTATATTCCATATTCTCTTGTAAAGACTTCGGATTCCTTCCATAACTGGTATTGAGCACGAACTGCACCATCTGAGGATTCATCGTCCCTTCCAGTCCTCAGCTTTCTAGTATCCATTCAAAGAAATTGTTAATAGCCTCTACCGTTGCCAAAAAGTCCTCCCTTATCTCATATGATTTCCGAGTCGAGTGGCTCATTCCACCTAAAAAAAGATAAAAGCCTAATTTTGTCGGAATTTTCGTCCGTTTTCGCTGTTCGGATATAGTGAAACTCGTGACAAGAATATTTTCAGAGATTTTTTGTGTTTTTAGTCAAAAACGGATATTTGTTCTATCATAAGTTCATTTCGGAACTTCCTTTGGAACTTTTACCAATTCCTGGCAACTCGCCAGATAGAGATTAAATAGATTCCTCAACTCCTCAGGGGTCTTAAACTTCTCAGGCCTACCCAAAAAAACAGCTCATTTTGACTCCTGGTCCTTCTGAATGCTAGACCACTTCCTCTTGATTGCACTCTTCTCCTTTGTGGTCTTGTTCTGCTTTTTCGCCATATTCAGAAAATAAAATATAAAAAAACTACAGCCCAAATCTCTCAAGCCACTCAATCCATCTCTCATAACGCTCGATGTCCTTCTGCAATAATCTGATCTGCTTATTGCATCTTTGGATAGCGGGTAAGCACTCTGCGTCCCAGTTCCATCTTGAGGTATATGCTCTGATGGATTGTTTATCTTTTTGTAGTGCGTCTATTATTTCCTGTTTGTTATGTATTCGCTCTCTGAGGATGTTCTTGAGCATGGCAATAAATGTATCATTAGATAAAAAATCTGATTCAGCGTCGGCGTAAGCCTTAAGTCTTCTTCCTCCTAGACTTTCGGCGGTTGGCCTTAAGTCAGAGATTCTTCGTCCTCGCTTCGCTCGGCGAGGCTGAGGCGGGTTTCTTCGGTGCAAGTTTCGGCTTCTGAACTGTAGCGCTTTTTTGCATGATATTGATTTTTTTGATCTGCAATTTTACCTCCTCTTTCTTTTCTGCAGGTGCCGCACATCTCCTACAGCTCTCAGCTCGCACAGGGATTCAGTATCAGCATTTTTTGCAGATAGATACTTTTGCTTTTTTCTCCATTTTTTTGAAAAAAATCTAAAAACTATCTTCTAAATAAAAACAAGCAATATCACGGCATATCTATAACATTCATAGATGCACAATGTATCATATACGGAATGCGTATAAGTATTAACAATATTGCAATAAGTATAATAACAAAGCCTATACAACCTGTAGTTTTTTCGCTCATAGTATTAAAAAAATCTAAAAACCTGATCAAAGCGGTAGCTTTCCAGCCTCTCTGAGACTATCCCACATTTCTCTCAGACGCTTGCGTGCTAATCAACGATCAATCAAATCCTTGAATATAGCCTTATTCCCAGCCACCATACGATCTACTCGCTGGTGTTGTTCAATCGAATCCACGAACACGATATTCTCAGGATTAAGCCTATACTCAGGGTACATTCCCTTTGGCAAAATATGCGCGAACTGAAAGCTTTGCAGTTCCTCCTCACTAATGCTATTGTCCACTAGGTCTGTTTTACCTCCTCTTTGTTTGAAAATTTGCAAAAAAAGAGAAGATTCTGAGCCACCGTTAGTAACCCTCTCTCTTCTCTTTTTTCAGATTTTTTTAATCATAAGAAAATACTCGCAATAATAAAATTATTACGAGTATATCCGCTACTTTATCTGTAAATCCAAGTTTTAGTCTATTAAAAAATGAGCAAAAATCAAGAGTAATTACAAAATTACTTCCTATTTTTTTGCTTTTTTATGATTTTTCAAATATAATTTTACTCGGATATACAGAGAGTAAAGAATACTCATAATTTTTTACTCTTTTTTTGCAACAAATGAAACTAACACTAGAGCTAATCAATGATTTCTTAACATATTCAAGTCTTAATAATAAACCAAACACTGTCAAACAATTCTGATATGATATCAGGCAATTCTATGAATATATAGGCTTGGATATTGATATTGACTCCATAGACTTAAAAACTTTCTTTGAATATACTCTTTTTCTGAAAAAGATTCCAGTCAACAAAACAAGTATCTATGCTGATAAGTGAGGATATATCTCATGAAGAACAGTCGCGAGAAAGGTTACGGCGGTTAAGAATTTATTTAAGTATTTGAATAAAATACACAATATAGGACTGCTCTCAGAGAGGATTGAGATTCCAAAATATAAAAAAACCAAAGTCGAATATCTGACTCAGGAAGAGATGGATACGTTCCTGAAAAAAATTGAAGAGAAGAAAGAAAATAAAGAAGATAAATTGCGTAATTATCTCCTAGTCAAACTTGCATATACTACGGGGATGAGGCTCTCTGAGATTCTCTCAGTTAAGGCCGAGGATGTCATAAAAGACACAAAAATGGATATTCTGGGCAAGTGAGACAAATGGAGAACTGTATATTACAATAAAGAAATTCAAGATCTAGCTCGTGAATATCTTAAATTCAGAACAACAGAAATCCCAATTAGTAAATGGAGCTGACACACAAGAAAACTCAAAGGAGATTGAAAGCTGCTCTTTATTCGTCACGATGATCCTGGTTTCGGGAAATGAATTAGTAAGTCCAGGGTATGTGGAATCTTTAAGGATTATTCTGAAGAAATCTGAAGGAAGATTCATTGCCACATGCTCCGCCACTCATTCGCCACGACACTGTTAGAATCGAACATTGATATCAGAATTATTCAAGAATTACTAGGGCATTCATACATTACCACAACACAAGTCTATACTCATGTATCAGTGAATCTGATGCAAAGGGAACATATGAAGGTTTTTGGAGCTTAAAAGCTCCTTTTTTAACTTTCTGAAAATTGACTTGCAAAATAAGTCCAAACAGTTATAATTCTATTGTTGAATTTGGTTAGTCTTAACAACTAACCAAGAAATAATAATTAGTCGCCTGTCCCATCCTAAAGATGAGGTCGCCAGTTCAATCCTGGTTCGCGGCTAATCATAAATAATCAGTTAAGAAGCTTAAAATATAAGCCTCTATGTCATTAAGACATAGGGGCTTTTCCGTATATCCAAAACGAGTATATCTTCCCCTTAATAACTGGAATTCAAAGAAAATCCATTATCTTAAATACGCTCAATTTAGCAACTCCCCTTGCTTTCAAACCAGAAAACACTACTCTCATAACCAATGAATTACGAACTTTTTGACCATTGAGAAAAAAAAATCTATCTGATCAATATGCTCAAAGAAGACCATCAGATTTTTTCTGAATTATTTGAAAAAGGAGTTAGAAATTATCTCCAAGCAGGCAAAAAAATCTGAATCCTTATCAACAAAAAATGACATACATGAGGAACGATCTGCAAAACCTGCGGACATATCCCACAATGCGATCGCTGCTCAGTAGCAATCCACTATTACCTGCTTCCAAACTGAGAAAAAGTCTGAATGTGCCACATCTGTAAAAAACAATACCAATTTCCAAAATCCTGTGAACAATGCAATAGCTCAAAAATCCAGGAATACGGTATGTGAACGCAAAAACTTGCTGAACTCATCAAAGAAACCTTTTGAGCTGAAAGTCTTATCGTTGAATCAGAATCCGTTCGTTCACCAAAAAAAATTGAAAAACTTTCTTCTGAACTCCAAAAATATAAAAATACTGAAAAAAAACCAATTATTATCTGAACTTCACTTTTAACTACCCCAATCAAAGATCGAAAATTTGACCTTCTAATTTTTATAAATGCAGATATTGGGCTTAATTTGCCAGACTTCAACGCAAGTGAGAAAAATTTTTATTTTCTCTACGAAGCTTTTCTAAAACACCAATGCAAAAGCTTCCTTGTACAAACGATGAACCCCGACCATCATAGCATTCGTAATGCCTGTAAACTCAATAAATCAGATTTTTTTTCTAAAGAATATGAATTTCGTAAACAATATAGCTATCCACCTTTTTGAGAGCTCTGCCTTATTCTCTACAAAGATGAGATTGAACAAAAACTCTTCAATAAAGTAGATCAGCTCTATAAAGAGCTCCTCTATCTACAAGAAAAATACCAGCTCAAAGAGCTAGAAATCTATACAACTCCTCCACTTGTCTATAAAATATTTTGAAAATACAGATACAATATCGTGATAAAAGGCAAAGAAGTAAGAAACTTTATGGATATTGTTTACTCCAAACTCCAGCTCAATAAAAAAGGATTCAAAATCAATCGAAATGCCGAAAGTATCATTTAAAAAAGCTAGTCTGCAAATATCAGACTAGCTTAACTGCTAGAAAAGCGCTACTAGCTTAAACAGTACTCAAAAAATTTATGCACCCTAGAATTAACACAATTAATAAGAGTATCATAAATGAATACACTGCAATCATAGCACTTTCTTCTTTCTTTTCTTGACGAGTTTTCATAATACTTCTCTATTAAAAGAATGGTTAACTTATAATAGAGCAAGAAATACTATAGCATTTCAATAAAAAAAGTCAAGAGAATAAAAAAAACCTGATTTTCCACTCTTTTTTTGCTAAAAAAAAGAAAATAACTATACT